CACTCCTTCTCGGGTGGTGGTGCCGTGTCCCGCTGAGGCAGGCCCCGACGCCGGGTTGCGTCATTCAGTAGTTGACCCGCTCGATCTCCTTGCCCTCGCGCGTCACGAACCGAAAGATGATCCGCTTCCCCTGCATCCACCGAAACCACTCGGCCCAGGAGCGTTCGATCGTGGAGGAGGGCCCCTCCTCGATGCGCCCGTTGGCCCGAATGATCCGCGTATGGATCGAGGTCTTCCTCCCCGCCTTCATCGCGGCCTGGACCGAGGGCGTCTGGGCGAGTAACTCCGCCACGATGGCCGGGATTTTCATGCCGGCACTGCAGACATCGACTCGAGCAACCGTCGCGCCGCCGTGGCAATGACCTGAGCCAGCGCGGGATCCGTCGCCTGATTCAAGGCCACGAGTCGCGCCGAGGTTTCTCGGCATGCGACGGCCACGGGCCACTGACACTCACACGACCACCGGAGCGGGAAGCCCGTGAGCAGTTCCACGATCTCGACGACGGAGCGCGGCATGACACCGGCACCGGTCGATTCGTATTCGCCCACCTTCGGCGGCAACGCGGCCTGAATCGCCGCGCGCCGTTGCGCGTCGTCGTCCTCAGTCACCCATGCCAAGAGGAACGGTTGCATCTTCGTGATCGTGAACTCCAGCCGCGTGATCTCCTGATTGAGGCCGAAGACCATCCCGGCATAGCCCAGCGCAGTCATCCGGGCCCGGTAGACTTCGAATCCCTCCGAGGTCGCATGGATCGCCAACATCGGGGGATGCAGACGCGCGAGGATGGGCCAGACAACCTCGAAGTCCCGCGGCGTGCGGGTCGGAGGATCGATGAAGAGGAGATCTGGGCTCCGAACGCCCGCATGATCCGGCAGCGTGGCGGCATCGGGATAACACCACACGTCCGGAAAATGACGCGCGAGGATCGCCTGACGATACCGGTCCCGTTCGCATTGCCAGATCAACTCGAACCCGGCGCGTTGGATGCCGAGGTCCGCGCCGCCGATCCCGGAGAAGAGGGTCGCCGCCGTGAAAGGCATCATGTCGGCGAATCCCCCTTAAACACGAGGCTTTCACTGCACCGACACTGCGGATGGAGCGGGGGCCCACTCACCCCACCCGGGAAGTCGCCATCGAGCTCGGCCTCCGCGCCGTCGAGCGCTTCGCACTCGGCGTCCAAGCGATCATCATCCGTGACGATCCACGTGCGGCGTGTCGTGCCGGGGTCGAGGAGCCCTTGCTGCTGCGCCACCGTCCAGAGCGCTTCCTGCCCCCGATGCTCCGCCGTCAGCGTCTCGGTCCGAGCGATCACTGTAGCGCGGTCTCGCAGTTGGGCCGCCGCGTAGCGGTCAGTACGCAGAGTCAGGGGCTCCGCCGCCACGCCGTCCGCCTCGAGCCGCGCGCGGAAGGCCTCGACGGCCCGGGCACGCCGCGGGTCGAGGCCCACGACGGCCCGGATCGCCCGGGCGGTGGCGCGGACATCGCGGCCACCCGCCACGCTCGCGCGCACCAGGTCTCGGATTGCCTCCCGCGTGCCCTCGGTCACCGCCACCACGAGCTCGGCGCCCCGCGCCGCCGCCCACGTCACAGCGTGCGGGCTCACGAGATCGAATCGCGGGCGAATCCCCGCCGCGTTCAGGGTGGCGTAGGCGAGACCAGCGCCCTCGAGGAAGCCTTGCCGCAGGATTGTCGCCGAGCCATCGAGGCGCGTGGCCAAGGCATCCAACTGGGCTAGGACCTCGATCTGCCCATGCTGGCCCGATTGGAGGGCGATTGCGAGCGCCTCGGCGTCGATCTCGGCCCGGGTCGCCTCCACGGCCTGCAAGAACAGCCGCCGGAGCGCGGGAGCCAACCGCTCGGCCAACCGGGTGAGGGCGGGCAGGTCGGCAGGGTCGTCGGCAAGGGCTTTGAGGCGCACCTGTTCCACCTGATGCGCCCACGCGTCGGTGTCGATCTTGACTTGGGCGATCAGGTCCCCCGCAGTCTGCCGCCCCGCCAACTCCGCATCGATCTCGGCGAGCGTGGGCAGATCCATCGCCCGCTTGGCCCACGCGTCCGTGATCTCGCGTGTCGGCGGCCCGTAAAACGTCACACGCGCTCCGGCCAGTGCCATGTCCCCGGCGAGTTCCCGGCATCCAGCGAAATGTCTCGCCACGACGCCGCGCCGCCGCTGACGCTGAATACCGTCAGATGCACACGCACCGGATCCACGGTCAACGCGCTGATGATCGCCGCCTGGCACTCCCCGCCCGGGTTCACGTAATGCACGATGCGCCCGATGCTCGGCGCCTCGGCCGGGGTCGCCGTCATCGTCGCCTTTGCCGTGACCTCCGCGGCGGTCGCTGATGCCTTGCTCATGGGGTGGCGTCTCCTTCCACTTTGCCGACCAGCCGGCGCAGGTCGAGCAGTTCATCCGTGGAGAGTCGTGAGAAATCGCGGGGCGCTGGCTTCGGGGCCGTGCCGTTGCCGCCCGCCGGCTGGCCGAATGGGGCGACCGGCGCCGGGGGCTCGTCGTCCAACTGTCCGTAGCGTGTGCCGAGCGGCATCGCATGGAGCTTCCCGACTTTGGGATCCTCGCTCGGGGGATGGCCCATGAGGGCCCGCCATTCGTCCGTATCCAACGCCCACGGCGCGACCTTCGCCGCCTCCAGCCCGAGCTCGGCGTCGTCCTCCACCGGGCTCGCATAATCCACGATCAGGCGCTCGTCATACTCTGGAATCAGCCGCTCCTGAATCGCCGACCGGAACGCTTCGAGCCGCGGCACCAGCACCCAGCGGGCAAACAAGAACCCCGCCGCGCTGATCGTCGCCCGGTTCGAGTTCTCAAGGATGCCCATCAGCTCCGGCGGCATCCCCCAAGTCTGCAGAATCACGTCCCGCTCGAACTCTCGCAGCGGCACCATTTGGAGGTTCCGCAAGTTTGCCGCATCGAATTCGTAGACCCCGACCTCACGCGTGAGGAACTTCGGCTTGGCCACGCGCCAGAACCCACCGTGCTCGGCCCGCCACTCCGCTTCAAGACGATCCCGCGCTGGCTCCCCCCAGGGCATCCGCCCCTCGCCCTCTTTCGGGAACACGAGGAAGTCCGGGCGCGCTTGGTTGAAAAAGAGCTGCCGGGTGAACTTCGCCGAGTACTCGTCGGTCTCGATCTCGTCGGCGAGCGCTTGCGCGATGCCCACGCCTCGTCCGTAGGGATTCACCGGATCGGGGTTCGAAATCCACAGAATTTCTGTGTCGGGGATCTCGCCCTGCCAGCCGCGGAAGCCCACCCGGTACGACCGCTGCGAGGGCGTCGGCGTGCGCGTGATCCAGTAGGGCGGCAAGGGCCAGAGCCCGACCGGCGCCCCGAGACCATTGCGCTCCTTCATGAGGAAGGCATCGCCCGCGAGGTCGTAGTGGAGCATCCACGTCTTCCGCATGGCGGGACCGGTCTGGTACGGATTCGCCGCATCGATCGCGTCCAAAAGGAGGTGGTTCTCCACCGGCGTTAACTCGCCTTCGTCCCGCATCGCCTTGACCATCTTGGCGCGATCCGTGAACCCCGCCCGTTGGAGCGCATGCCGTCGCACGGCCCGACCGCCCGGCGTAGCGCGCGCCACATAGAGTCGCCATTCCACGGCAGAGAACGCCGAGGCCACCTTGTCAGCCACCGCATGGAGCCAGGGAGTATTCGCAAACGCCCCGAGACGCTCCCGTGTGCCGGGGACTGGCGCGGGGCCGCTGGCTCCGGGCCATAGGCCGGCCAGCATCCGCTCGCCCGCTGAGCCCGGGAGCACGCCGGTCAGCGTGCCCATAAGAGCCCGGAGGGTACGGGTGAATTCGGTCGCGAAGGTCATCGCCCGCTCGGCCAGTAGGCACCTTGCCGCATGATCGTCAGCCGCAGCGCTTCGGCCGCCGCCGCGCGGATCGCGTCGTCGTGAGGATCTACCTTCGTGGGCTTGCCCAGGAGGATCACGTGGGGCTCACCCTGTCCGGCCACCAGCGCCATCTTGTTAAACGCCAGTGCCGTGGCCGACACTTGATCGTCGTGCCCGCCATCGGGGAAGTCGTGGCACTCCCGCAAGAACGTCTCATTCCATGCCCCCGCGACCAGCTTCACGTTGCCCGCCTCAGCCTGCGCGGCGAGCGGCTGCGCCCGCGCCAAGATCTCCCCCGTCGGCCGATCCGCCCGCACGACGTAGCCGGCGAGCTCCCGCACGCTGATCTCGGCCGACTCCTTGCCCCCTGATCCCGGCTCCTGCTCAATCCAGATCTCCACGTCGGGCCCATCGGCGGCCGCCACTTGCCGGATGACCGTGTTCCGTTCGTTCGCCGACCAACGCCCCCGCACGACGTCCTCGACGTACCAGATCCCAGCGTCGGTCCGCGCGAGCCGAGCCCCCACGCTCCAGTCCCCGCCTGCCTCGGTGCCCGCCTTGTCCCATGCGCGAGCCCGCTGGGCGATTGCCGGACCGGCCGGCACGATCTCGAACCACGCCCGATCGAACACACTGCCCGCCATCGCCCGCACCAACCAGTTCCCGAATGCCCGGAGCCGCTCCACCCGAGGCAAGCTCATCAAGCCCGCGCGATAGCCGGGATCTGCGGTCTCCAAGATCACGTTGTCCTCGAGCTTGCCGGGGATAAACGTCAGCGAGCGTGGCGTCAGCGTGGGATACTCCGCCTTGAGTCCCTCAGGCGCATCCGCCCATGCGATCTGATCGGTCTGCTCATCGCGCACGAACCAGCGCAGGATGCCCGCCCGCGCCTCGATCGGCTCCCCCGTTTGCGGATGAATCCACCAGGCGAGCAGCTGATGCAACCAGCCGCCCACGGGATCATCAAGCAGCACCGGGTTACACGCGGCCCGTACATAGGGCCGAATGCCGCACGTCGAGCGATTGCACGAGAGCAGGAACCAGAACTGATCCGCCGTGAACGTCTCCAACTGATCGAACCCAAGGAGCGCGATCTGCGCCCCCTTCCAGGTCATCCGGTCCTGGTCATATTGCATGTGCGCGAACTTGATCCGCGTACCCGCCGGGAAGAGCCACTCCAACGACCCGAGGCGCGGCTTGCCCCGGAGCGCCGGGTAGAGCTCATACGACTGCTGCCAGAGACCCTTCGCCTGCGTCACCTCGGGGTAGGTGCGGCGGAAGAGGACCGCGTTGAAGCCCTTGCGGTTCACATGACGGAGCGATTCCATGAGCAAGGCAAACGTCTTGCCGGGGCCACGCGCCCCGCCGAAGACAGCGATATCGGCCGAGGACCGGAGGAAGCGCTCCTGTGGACCTGGCTGAGGCCGGATCTCAAGCGCCTGCGCCGGGACCTGCGACGCCGTCGCCACGGTCATGGGGACCCGCCATTCGTCGGCCCATCCACCGGCGGGAGCGCAAGGGCCGAGGGCGTGATACGCTTCGCCTTGGCCGCGCCCTGTCGCGGCTCCGCATCGCGATCATTCTGCGGGATGTAGACATTGATCGAGATCGCGCCGCCATCGGGGCCGCTGACCTCGCGGCGCTCGACAAGCAGCCCGTGCAGCCT